ACAAGTAACACATATAAGAGAGTATGAAGACACTAATGATTGGATTGATAGACAAGTAAAAAGAACTTTAGGATTACTTGGTAAATTTAGATGTAAACGTGAAAGTGCAGCCTTAAAAGATGACCCAGTTTTTCTTAAAAACGATTGGAATTGTGTAGCTAATGAAATATATGGATTAGATTATGATGACTTAAGTGAAAAAGATCAATTAATCGTTAGAAAAACTTGGGAAAAACAAAGCAAAGAATTAGGATTAGATGAAATAGGAAATCCTTTTATGAGACTTGGAGCATCATTTATTAGTAGTATAGTAAAAGGAATGAATAGTGGTGTTAGTCAAGGTAATGACATGGGTAATAAAATGATGAAATAATGGCAACTTACGCAAAATCAGAATTACGAGGAGCAGGTATTTTAGGAGAAGAACTAACAGGAAATAAAAACTTTAGATTTATAAATAGTTCTAATTCTAGTATTTACTTTACATTAGAAGCAGTTAAAAATTCCTCACAAGAATATGATAGTACATCCCAAAAAGTTACAGGAATTTTATCAGCAACATCTGCCCCAACTTTCGAAACATTAGATTCCGTAGTTGAATCCGACTATAAATGGTCAATTTCTGTTCCTCCTGGTACTCGTAATTTAAGATTTACACCAGACGCAACTATTCCAGCTAACTCCTACCGTTTAAGAGCAACAGGAGAAATGACAAAAATACAAATATCATAACCATATCCTAATGATTAGATTAAAGGAACTTATGGGGGATACAACATCAACTGCAGGCATATTAATGGAATACGATGGTGAATATTTATTATGCTTAAGATCTGGTCCAAAATCCTTAATTTATCCTTCAAGATGGTCAATTCCTAAAGGACATATTAAAGAAGGTGAGTCACCTCTTGAAGCAGCATTAAGAGAAGTTTATGAAGAAACCAAAATTCGTTTAGCTCGTAAACCCCATTTACTTCTTACTACTACTAACCACGAAGGTGGTGGATATTATATATACGGATATCAATTAGATAAGCGTTTAGAACCAATTTTAAATGAAGAACACATAGATTTTGGTTATTTTACTAAAGGTACAATACCTCACAAATTAGACCAAGGTTTACGTAAAATATTTAACTATGGCGCATAAAGTTTTTATACGACATACTTACATCTATAAATGCTCTGATAGGAAATGTGATGGAGAGTGGAAAATAAATGAAGCTCTAAATTTAGAAAGATTAAATTGTCCTCATTGTGGTAAAAATGATGTTGTTGAATATGTTATGGTAGATCAACGTACTAAATATCAAAGACAATGGGAATAATATATACGTATTTAAATATGAATGATTGTAGAAGAGATCCTTCTGAAGAAGACGTTTGGGATGATTGGTATCCTGATCAACCTTTTTAAATTACACATTTTTTGAAGACTTTCGCGAAAAAATTTGGCTCCCCAAGAAATCTTTCGTATATTTAGGTATATTTAAAAAATATAAATAAAGGTTATGAGATTATTATTATTATTTACATGTATTGCTTTTATCTTTACATCTTGTGAAAAAGATGAAGGATATATTAACCCTGAATCGTATCTAGAACTTTCAGTAGATTTAGATTATGATGGAAATATATACACATATAATTATCCCGCAAATGATAGTGGTTATGTTAGTAATAGTTATATTAAAGTAGATTTTGAATCTATTCCTCAAGAAAGAGTATTTTGGTCATCCCCAGATCAGTTTTATACTATAGTATGGGCAGATACAGTTTGGGATGAATGTGTTAATTACAGTACTTATGCAAACGACAACGGTATAGGACACCAAATGGTATATGTAAACCCACAATTTTTAGGAGATACTTTAAATATAGTCGCCAAAGTTGATAATTATGGTGATGAGATTGAAAAAGAAATATTAATTAAAATTCAGTAAAGTTATGAAAAAAATGCCATTAATTTTTAAACTAGAAGTTCCATTTTACTTATTAGTAATAGGATCATTAATGTTAGATAAAGGAAATGTAGGAATAGCAGTAATGTTATTTTTAATTGGATTTTTTAGATTATGGACTAATTCTTTAAATAATGAATAAAGATCAATTATATAGAAAAATTACAATGATTCAAGAATTGTTTGAAAGTGGGCAGTTTGGTGAAGGTATGAGAGAATTAGAGCTCTTAAGACAAGAAATTCATGGTATTAATACAAGAAAATATTAAAGCTCCTGTGTAGTAACTTGGCTCCCCAGGAAATCTTTCGTATATTTAGGTAAATAAATAGGTTATAAATTAAAATTAAATAGTTATGATTAATAAAGATGAAATTCAAAAAGCAAAGTATTTAAGTAAAGCAAACATTAAATCACTTGCACCCTCAGTTTTTACTGAAAAACCATCAAGCGAAGTTTCTAAACATTATACACATATCCCTACTGAAAGGGTTATTGATGATATGGAAACTTTAGGTTGGAAAGTTATAGATGCTAAAGAAGTAAAAGCAAGAAAACAATCAACTAAATCGTTTCAAAAACATTTATTAACGTTTAGAAATGATGATATCGTCATTAATGGTGATGATGGTGATACAGTTTATCCTCAAATTTTATTAACTAACTCTCATGATGGTAAAAATGCATTTACCTTTACTGCAGGTTTATTTAGATTAATTTGTGAAAATGGGTTAGTTATTGCTGATGAAAAATTTGAAGACGTTAAAATGCGTCATATGGGTTATTCATTTGAAGATCTACAGGATATGATTAAAGATATGGTTGAAAAATTACCATTAACTGTAGAATCAATGAATAAAATGAAAGCAGTTGAACTTGAACAAGCTGCAGTTTTAGATTTTGCTAAAAAAGCATTAAATTGTAGATTTACAGATCAAGAAATGAATAGAATTTCTATTGATTTAGATTCATTTGTTACTCCTGTTAGAAAAGAAGATTCAGGAAAAGATCTTTGGTCAGTATTTAATGTAGTTCAAGAAAAGTTAATTGAAGGAGATTTCGATTACCGCTCAGCTGGTAAAGCTAGAAAAGCTCGTGAAATTAAAAACTTTAAGCAAGATATGAAGATTAATAAAGGTCTTTATGAGTTAGCTCTTGAATATTGTTAAAATGGTCTATCATGTGTTCTACCGCGTTGTAGATGTAAATCTCTTCTGAAACCAGCCATAAGCCCGTAAGGGCTTTTGGTGGCGAAAATTTTAAAGTTTATATTATGACATCATATGAAAGAGAATTTTATTTTAATGTAGGATCAATTAAAGAATCATTAGAAAGTATAGCACATTCATTAGAAATAATGGCTGAAACTAATATAAAAATTAATGCTGATATTGATAGTGAAGAATTATTTGAACAAGAAGAATCATATATCCCTTATCCAGAAGTAGAGGAAGATGATTTATCAATTCGTTATAAGAATAAAATTAAAGAATTTCCTAAAATAGAAGATTCTTATGATAATTCTGATTATGATGGGGAAAATTAATAGATCTTTAATATATTTATAGGGACCGCTAGTACTTGTATTAGCTGCTTATTTGGACCCGGGTTCGACTCCCGGCATCTCCACTAAAAAATTTACACGATATGGGGATGTAAAGGCATTTGACAGTAAGTAAGGGTATAAGGAAGGTCAACACGCAATTAACTGGCGAACAAGTTGAAATGGCAATGGCTGCTTAAGAAGCACCCAGCGCTAACGGCAAACAAGGATCACGTCGTCAAAATCCTAGAGAGCAACTTCGGTTGCTCTTTTTATTATAATTTGGTTATTGTTAAATCTTTAGGTATATTTATGAGCATTATGACAAGAATAGAAAAAATAGAAAATAAAATATTAAATTTCAAAAATGAAATAATTTCTTTATCAAAAATTGAAGGGGATTTATGGGACTATCATCCTGATAATCCTGATATGATAGATGTAAAAGATAGTTATCAAAAAATAAAAGATCAAATTTATGATTTGGAATTAAAAATCGAAGAAAAGGAAGAAGAATTAGAATATATTAAAAATGAAGGAGATCTTTCTGATCAAGATTGGAAAGGATTTGACCATAAAAAACCTCATAAAGATAAATAAAAATGGCTTGGGAAGATTTTTGGTGGGAAACCCATTATGAAGTTAAAAAACTAGGTATTAAAAAAGAATTTGATGCCCAGTTAGAAAAAATGTCTAAACAAGATAAACATTACTATAAGGATACAAGATCTAAATGGGCGTATGCATTAGACAAAGTAAAGAAAAATAAACTATCAAAAAAGTAATAAATCCACATAATTTCTATATTTATAATAAAATGATAAATGTAGATAATATATTTGGGCTATTTGGATCACATGATGATTTAGATGGAACAGATACTGCTAAATCGTTTATTGATTTTAAAGAAACTCCTATTTATTGGGTAGGAATGTATAAGAAATTAATTTTAAATCATATTAATTTTAATAAAAAATTTCTTCAATTCTTTAAAAAGTCTAATTCTGAATTAGATATAATAGATATGAAAGAAGCTGGTGAATATATTACATACAATAGGGCTTGGAAATATATAAATAAAATAGATTTAAAAAACTCTTCTCATCTCCATGCTATAAACCATTATAAAGATGAATATTTACAAACATCATTAGAATTAGGAATTTCATATTGGATAGAAACTGAAGAATATGAAAAATGTGCACATCTTCAAAAAATTATTGATTTTCTTAAAATATAGTTTGGATACCAGAAAAATCATGTATACATTATGGATACGGGGTTTTGAGAAAATAGAAAATATAGAGGAAATAAGGGGGTTAGGATAATAATAAATAAACTAAATAATATAATATGATAGGAAGAGAAACAATAAATCGAGAAATTGAAAGAATTGAAGGTAGACTTAAAGTTCTAGATACTATGGTTGGAAGACCAGGCACTACAGCAGAAAATTTTAAAAATGAAATATCAAATATTGAGGATAAATTAGATAATTTAAAATCAATGATAGCTAGAGAACCATTCTCAGGACATGAAATAAATGTCCAATCAAATCTTAACAGATAATAAAAAATAAAAGTTATGAAATTATCAGCAGAAATAATCCAAGCAAATTGGGAAATATTCTTAACTAACATTGAAGAACATATCTCAGGAGATAGAAAAGAAAAATTACTTGCATTTTATAAAAAATTTGAAGATCGTCTTATATTAATGCCTGCTGCTCATAAAAAAGAGTATCATAATGCATTTCCAGGTGGGTATGTAGATCATGTTAATAGAGTAGTTCGTTGTGCTCTTAAACAATATGAAATTTGGAAAGAAGAAGGTGTAGATATTACTACTTTTACAATTGAAGAATTAGTATTTTCAGCTATTAATCATGATTTAGGTAAAATGGGAGATGAAGAACAAGATTCTTATATTCCTCAAACCGATAAATGGAGAAGAGAAAAACTAGGAGAAGATTATATGTTTAATAATAAAGTACCATTTGCATCTGTTCCTGATAGAGGATTATTTTTATTACAATCACACGATATTAAGTATAACTTTAATGAAATGTTAGCTATTCAAACACATGATGGTTTATATGATACAGCTAATGAAAAATATTTAAAAGGATGGATGCCAGAACAAAAACCAAGAACTGCTTTACCTTTTATTTTACATCAGGCTGATATGATGGCTGCTAGAATTGAATTTGAAAAAGAATGGTTACCTAAGTTTTCTAAAGATAACTTGGCTACCCAAAAGAAAAATTTTACATTAGATAATAATAAAAAAAGTACTTCTGTAAAATCTAAAGCATTAAGTAATATAGGAAGTACAGGTTTAAAAAGTATGTTAGATAATTTATAATGGAAACTTTAGTAATAACATTATTATCAGTAATAGTCGTAATTTTAGTATTTACGACTTTTAATCTTCTTAAAAAGAATGAAAGACAAGAAGATGTATTAGTAGAATATATGAAATATTTAGATAAAATCTCAAAAATAATTGAAATTTCAGATGAAAAATTAAAAAAATTAGATCAATTAGGGAGATTTGAGGCAGATGATGAAATAGGTTTCTTTTTTAAAAATGTTAAAAACATTCAAAAAATATTAAATGAATTCAAAATAAGAAAAGTTTAATATTATGGATAACATTATAAGAAAAAATAGAAATAAAAAACAAAAGAAAAATTATTTTACACAAGAAACTGAAGACGCTATAGTACTTTATAATAAAACAAGAAAACCAGGTACTAAAAGTTTAATTTATCAAGAACATATTCATTATCCTTTTTATAAATTAACTCAAAATATAATTCATACTTTTAAATTTTACTACACAGATGATGTTGAAAATTTAGAAGATTTACAACATGAAATAATGGTATTTTTATTAGATAAAATCCATTTATTTGATCCTGCTAAAGGTGCAAAAGCTTATTCTTATTTTGGTACTATTGTAAAAAGATGGTTAATAGTATATAACCAAAAAAATTATAAGAAAAAAATAGATAAAGTATCTGTAGAGGATATTAGTAATTATCAAAACCTAGATACTTCTTCTCCATTTATTAAATCATCATCTAAATTAGATGAAACTATAATTAAATTCTCAGAAAGGGGTGATGGTTTTGAAGGTGATGAATTAAGCCAAAAGGGATTTAAAGAAGGAGATAGATTATCATTTTTTATAGATGAATATGTTCAATATATGACAGATAACATTTATAAATATTTTTCCAAAGAATATGATGCACAAATAGCTGATTGTATTTTAGAATTATTTAGAAAAAGAGAAGCAATTGATGTTTTTAATAAAAAAGCATTATACATCTATATTAGAGAAATGATTGATGTTAAAACTCCTAAAATAACTAAAATAGCTAATAGATTACATAAAGTTTTTAAAGAAAAATATTTATTCTATTACGAATATGGTTATTTTCCATCTAAATAGTTTAATTTTCTCATATTTATAAATAAAACTATGGGACAATTGGATTCAATTATATTTGGAAATAAAAAATTTTCAGATATTCTTAATGAAATTTACGATAATCAAACTCAAAAGAAAAAACAAATTTCAGCTTTAATTTCTGAATTAAAACCTCTTATTCAAGAAATAGGTGATGCTACTTTAATAGTTCCTTTAATTAAAGAATATTTAGAAATTGGAGTAAAAAATGATGAACAGCTAATTAAAATGGCTACTATTATTCAGAGAGCACTTCAAACAACAGGTGAAGATGGAGAATTAGGTATATCGGATGAAGAAAAACAAGAATTATTGGATGAAATGGAAAGATTAGAAAAATTATCCAAAGAAAATAAAAAAGATGGCAATTAGACAAGTAACAGGTGTTTCACCCCTAAAAGGATTTATGGGTCCAAAACCCGGAAGTCCAACAATACAAAGTGTTAGGGTTAGATTTGTATTATTAAATGATACAGATGATCCTGATATATTTGATGAGGAAGGACAATGGAATGCTATTGGAGGAATAAAATTTGAACCTATAAATGTAAGAGATACTAAAGATTTAGGTGTTTGTCCTTTTGCAAAACCATTATTCCCAGATCAAAAATGTATACCTACAATAAATGAATATGTTTATGTAATAGGATTAGCTAATGAAAATACCCAAAATAATACTACTGATACAGATTTTTATTATTTTAGACCTATAAATGTTTGGAATAGTGTACATCATAATGCTGTTCCTAGTAATTTAGTTGAAAATGAAAATCAAAAAAATGATTATGATCAAACTGAAGCAGGTTTAGTAAGAAGAGTATCTGATGGTTCTACAGATATTGATTTAGGAGAAAGATTTCAAGAAAATTTAAATGTTAGAAATGTTCAACCTTTTGAAGGAGATGTTTTACATGAAGGAAGATGGGGCCAAAGTATGAGATTTGGAAGTACTTCTGCAAATTCATCACCACAAAATCCATGGTCAGATGCTGGGGAAGATGGAGATCCTCTTATGATTATAAGAAATGGTCAGGCTGATGATGGTAATGATCCTTGGATACCACAAGTAGAAGATATTAATGAAGATCCAACATCAATTTATTTAACTTCAACACAACAAATACCAATCGAAGTAGCAGCAGATAAATATAAATCATATTTTATGCAACCTACTAAACCTGATAAATTTGATGAAAATCAAGTAATTTTATCATCAGGAAGATTATTATTTAATGCTAAATCTGATCACATATTATTAAGTGCTGAAAAATCAATTAATTTAAATACAAATGATAGTGTTAATATTGATGCACCTAATATGGTTGTAGCAGATACAAAATTTGTTATGTTAGGAGCAAAAAATGCAACAGAACCTATTATATTAGGTAATAAATTTTTAAAAGAATTTAAAACATTATGTACTAATTTATCATCATTAATGGAAGAATTACCTATTACAGTAATAGCACCTGGTATGCCTAACCCAGCTATAGCAGCTACAGCAGCTCCCGTTTTAATACAATTAGAAAAATGTATAGCTATGACTGAATTGTTTAAATCTAAAGTATCATTTACAAAATAATGGCATTAGAAAAAGTAATAATAAAATTAACACTTAAAACTTGTATAAATTTACTTAAGTTTGATGGGGCTTTACAAGGTATAAAAGAAAAATTCCAAATAGAAGGTTGTCCTCCAAAAGAAGAAATAATAGCATTAAATGCCCAAAAAAATCAAATCCAGTCTGCTTTAGAAACAATAGCAAAACCAATTGCAGTTTTAGATAAAACAGCAACTACAGTAGATAATATATTAACTGCTTTAGATATAGCAATAAAAATAATTAAAAAATTACCTTTTCCTGTAGCAGTTCCTCCTGGAGCTGGTATTCCTGCAAATGTACTTACTACATTATCTGATGTTTTAGATTTATTAGGAGAAATAGTAAAAACAGGTAAAAGTCAAATAGGAGGTATTCCTATAGCTTTAAAGTTTATTAATAAATTTTTACAAGCTGCAATAACTACTTTAAATAGTATAGATACTAGTATTGGTAATTGTCTTATAGAAGAAGTAAATGATAGTATAGAATGGTCACCTGTAAAAGATTATAAAGCACTTTCAGACCCTAATGCAGATGGAACAGATGGAACTGGTAATAAAGTTTCAGTAACTAGATATTATGAAGCTATAGAAACTAGTACAAATTCTAATCCAACATCACCGGAAAATTCTAATTGGGAATTATTAGATTCTACTCCAAAAACAGATGAATGGAAAGATGACCAACAATATTTAAAAGGTGATATAGTAAAAGTAATAGAATATTATTCAGCACAGGAAGATAATAAAAATAAATATCCACCTGATAATTCTGATAATGGAATTTGGGCACAAACAAATGAAGAAACAGCAAAACAAGCAGCAAATGAAGCATTAGCATCAGAAATAAATTTAACATTATTAGACACAGGACCATTTGATACTGCTGAAGATAATGCTTTATCTGAAGAAGCTTTATTAGAATTATTAATGAATCCTCCTGGATTATTTTATAATGGTTGGTACCTTAGAATGGAAATTGAAACAGGTACTACTTCATTCCTCCCAAGAAGAAGAATTACAGCAGAAAAAGCACTTGAAAGAGATCTTTCATCAGAAGAACCACTTATTCCATTAAATCCTGAAATGTTATTTAATGATTATTCATGGAGTTCTTCAGTTGAAGTTCTTGTTAATGAAATGAAGTTTAGAATAGATACTCTAAATTTAGGAGATTTAGATTTAAGTTAAATTCCTCCACCTTTGGAAGAAGTATTACCAGATGAAAAAGAATTAAAAAGAGATACAAGTTTAATTCAAATACAATCAAAAACATATGGTGATTGGATGCCTTTTGATATGCACACTACATGGGCTAATGAAATATATGATATAGCTTGGGATTTACATATACAAGCTATTGAAGCTGGAGAAGGTCATTGGATTTATGATAAAGCTATTAATGAAGGTGTACCTGTATTAGAAAAAGCAATAGATAGTATTAATTGGTCATTTCAAACAGGAAGAAGAAATTTAAAATCTTGGATTAAATCAACATTTGGTGCTAGTGATGAACAAGCACAAGAAATTTTCGATAAAGCTTATAAATTAGGTAGAAGAGGTTTAAAAAATTCACAAGAATATGACCCAACTAATAATCATTTTTTACATACTGTAAGAAGAGCAGTACAAAATAAAAGATTTAAAAATGATACTTGGGAAGAAGGTGTTAATGTACAACGACAAGCAGCTTATGAAATAGCTTGGACTTATTGGGATAATGGTGAATTAAATATAACAGAATGGAATTATAAAGAAGGAGTAGGACCTGTATTTGTAGGGAATCATGGTGGTCTTGTTAGATTAGGAGTAGGACAAAATGCAACTGGTCAAAATATAGAAATATTAGGTGCAAATGTATATGATGATCCAAACTCTGATGGAATAGATCCTAGTACAGGATTATTTATTAATGGATTATTTAGTAGAAAGCCAGATGATCCTGAAAGACCAACAGGAATACCTAATGAAGGTGATACTAGAATTTTAAGACATTTTAAAAAGGTAAAATGGAATGGAGTAGCATGGGTAGAAGTATCAAACCCGAATGCACCTTGGTTGTAAAATTTAGATTATTTAATATTTATAAAAAAATAACATAATGAAATTAGAAGCATTAAAAAAAGCGATTAAAGAAGTAGTAAAAGAAACAATTCAAGAAGAATTAAAAGAAATTTTATTAGAAGCAGTTAAAGGAACAAAAATAGTTCAACCACAACCTATGGTAGAATCTAATATTCCTATACCTACACCACAATCACCTGTGATGAATTCACAACCTCAAATGTCTCCTCAAGAAAAAAGAGATGCTTATAAAAATATTTTAGGTGAAACAGCAGGACAATTTACTTCCCAACAAGCACAAACATTTGTGCCAAATAAAAGCATGGATGTAGCAAATGGAGAATTACCTAAAGGTAATGTAGGGCTAGATCAAATAATGGGATTAATGAATAAATAATTATGGCACAAATAATACAGCAAATAATAGATACAACTAATACTGGTAGTACAGGATTAGGTTTTAGTTTTCCTTTATCAGGAAATGCTGTATTTAATCCTACTTATACTACAAGAGATGTTGTTAGAGCTAATTTAATTAATTGGATATTAACTAATAAGGGTGAAAGAGTTATGCGACCTGAATTTGGTGCTAATTTAAGAGAATTAATATTTGAAGGAATAACAGAAGGATCTGAAGATATATTACAAGAAAGAATTACAGATCAAGTTGCAATAGAGTTTCCTATGGTAGATGTTGTTTCAACAACTTTTTTAAAAAGTGATGATAATAATAGTATAAATTTTATATTAGAATATAAAGTTAAAAATACAGGAACTATTGATGAATTAAACATAGAATTAAATACATAAAAATGGCTGATTTAAGTAGAATAGTAAAATATACAAATAGAGATTTTAATTCATTAAGAAATGGATTAATTGATTATTCTCAAACATATTTCCCAGATACTTTTAATGATTTTTCAAACTCATCAACAGGGATGTTATTTATTGAAATGGCTTCTTATGTGGGGGATGTATTATCTTTTTATTTAGATAATCAGGTTCAAGAAACTTTTATACAATATGCTCAACAAGATTCAAATTTATATAATTTAGCTTATATGTTAGGTTATAAACCTAAAGTAACATCTGCAGCTTCAGTTGAAATAACAGTCTTTCAACAAGTACCAGCTAAAACATCAGGTACATCAAAAGTTCCTGATTTTGACTATGCATTAAAAGTACCAGCAAATACTCAAGTAACAGCTGAATCTAATTCTAGTTTAAAATTTATAATTGAAGATGAAATAGATTTTTCAGTAAGTAGTTCACAGGACCCAACAATAGTATCAGTTTATTCATTAACTGGTACAGAACCTAATATGTGGTTATTGAAAAAAACTCGTAAAGCTATATCAGCAACAATAAACACAGTACCATTAGTATTTGGTTCACCATCAAGATTTGCAACAAGAACAATAACAGCAGCTAACATTATAAACGTATTAGACATAGTTGATACAAATGGTAATACCTGGTATGAAGTAGATAATTTAGCGCAAGATAGTGTATTTAATACAATAACTAATAACACAGCTAATGACCCCAATGCTGTAAATAGTGATACTCCTAAAATATTGTCAATGAAAAGAACTCAAAAAAGATTTACAACAAGATTTTTGAGTCCTACGGTAATGCAATTAGAATTTGGGGCAGGAACAGTAAGTGATAATGATGAAGATATGATACCTAACCCAGATAATGTAGGTACGGGTTTACCTTTTTCAAAAGATAAATTAACAGCAGCATTTTCTCCATTAAATTTCATGTTTACAGATACTTATGGAGTAGCACCCGCTAATACAACTTTAACAGTTAGATATTTAACAGGAGGAGGGTTAGCATCTAATGTTAATGCTGGGGATTTAGTTAATATAGATAAAAATAGTATAGTTTTTATTAATCCTAATTTAAATGGAGCTTTAGCACAAACAGTATTTGACTCAGTTGCTGCTACAAATGATAAAGCAGCAGATGGGGGATCTGATGGTGATACTACTGATGAAATTAGACAAAATGCTTTAGGAAATTTTCAAAATCAATTAAGAACAGTTACCGAACAAGATTATTTAATAAGAGCATTATCAATGCCTGCTAATTTAGGTACTATAGCTAAAGCTTGTGTAAAACCTTCAAAAGTAGGAGAGTATGAAACAGGAACATTACCATCTTTATTAGATATGTATGTATTATCTTATGATAATAATAAACATTTAAGATCTCCATCTTCAACATTAAAACAAAATTTAAAAACATATCTATCTGAGTATAGAATGATAGGTGATGCTATTACTATTAAAGATGGATACATAATTAATATAGCAGTACAATTTGACATAATAGTTTTACCAAACTTTAACAATAATAGTGTAATACTTGCTTGTATTGAAGCATTAAAAGCACATTTTAATATTGATAATTGGAATATTGATACTCCTATTATTATAAAAGATATGTTTATTTTATTAGATAAAGTAGAAGGTGTTCAAACTGTTCAAGATGTAAAAATAACAAATAAAACGGGAGCCTCATTAGGATATTCTGATTTTGCTTATGATATAGATGGAGCAACAATTAATGATATAGTATACCCATCATTAGATCCTATGGTATTTGAATTAAAATATCCAAATAGTGATATAATAGGAAGGGTAGTTGGATTTTAAAAAAAATAATTATGGCAGAAGGTTTAAAAAATTCATTCGATAAAACAAATTTAGATTTAGAAAGTAATCTAGAAATAGGAGGACCTATTGGAGATACTTTATCTGGCTTTGTTCACAAATATCTACCAGGTAGTAAATATCCTTCACAAGGAGAATTACAACCAGAAAGTCCACTTATGGAACAATATAATAAAACAAATTTGGATTTAACAAGTGATGAACCTGAAGGAGGTCCTATAAACGACCCAGCTTCTGGATTTGAACAAAAATATACTCCAAATAACCCATATTATACAGAAAATCAAGGAACATTAGGTGAAACTAGTTTTCAAAACGCTCAAACTCAATTAGGAATAACAGGATTAGATAATAGTGATGAAGCAGCAGGAGTAGCACAAGGAGGTACTGGTGGACCTAATAGAATATCTTCTGATATACCAACAGGAGAATATAGAAATGTAAATTTATTAAATGGTTCAACAGTTGATGGTCCTATTCCAATCCAAAGATGGAACGTAGATAATCCTTATTTTCAAAGTGTTAATGGAGTACCTGAAATACCACCACCAACATCTGAAACACAGGAACCATCAAATGAAGATATAACAGGAACAGATATGAGTATGGATCCTAGTGCAGTTGACATACCTTAAAATTAAAAAAAATGGCAGTATATAAAATATATCCGACAAAAGACGCTACAATATATAGTGAATATCCTGAAATGAATACAGGATTAGATCAAATATTAGAAGCATCTACATATTTAAAAAATTCTAAGGGTCAAACTAGTAGATATTTAATAAAATTTTCCCAAACAGAAATTAATAATTTATTTGATACTTATGTTACATCATCTACTATTGCTAAAAGAAATTATAAAATTAATTTAAGAAATTATGCTGCATTAGTAACAGGTTTAAATAAAAATACAACTTTAGAAATATATCCTATATCTCAAAGTTGGGATTTAGGAACTGGAAAATTTAGAACAGAACCTATAACAGAAAATGGAGTAAGTTGGGTATTTACAAATTCATCAGGTTCAAATAAATGGATAACTGGAGCTTTAAATGCTAGAACAACAGCATCATATAATACTAATGTAGGAGGGATAGGAGGATGTACATGGTTTACAGGTTCAGCATCTGGTAATAATGTTGAACAAACTCAAGTTTTAAGTTATTCTGATCCTATAGATATAAATGTAGATGTTACAAGTACTGTTAAAGTTTGGATTAGTCAATCTAAAAGTATTACTGGTGGAGACATACCTAATGAAGGATTTTTAATAAAACAAACATCATCAGTAGAATTTGTTAATTCTCAATCAGCAGAAACTACACTTAGGTATTATTCTATTGATACACATACAATATATCCCCCACATTTAGATTTTAAATTTGATGATTATTCTTTTAATACAGGATCATCAACAAACACAATACTAACAGATGCCGAAGCATTTATATCAATATATAATAATCAAAATACATATTTTACACAAAGTATTGAAAGATTTAGAATAGCTGCTATTCCAAAATACCCAACTAGAACTTTTTCAACAAGTTCAATTTATACAACTAACTTTTATTTACCAACAGCATCATTTTATGCAATCAAAGATTCAGAAACAAATGAATATGTTATAGATTTTGATAGTACTTATACTAAAATTAGTGCTGATGATAAAAGTAGTTATTTTGATATATACATGAATGGGTTAGAACCAGAAAGATATTATACTGTTTTAATAAAATCTCAATTAGATGGTACTACTCAGGTATTTGATGAAAATATTAACTTTAAAGTAATAAATGGATGAAAAAAGTAGACGTAAAAAGAAATGTATTTGATAAAGAAAAATTTAATGAAACTGTAGATACACAATTTTCACAATTAGTAACTACTCCTGATCCTAGTTTTTTTGATATTAATTTAGCTACTTTGGGAGATTTTTGGTTATTATATGAGAAATTTTTTTATCTTATACCTAAATTTGGAGATGTAGAATCTCATGAATATCTTGGAAAAACAAGTTTAGAATATGCTAACTCAGAATTTATCAATCAACAAATTGAAGATTTATTAGAAGAAATAGCAGCATTAAGAGAAGAAAATTTAAGAATAATGAATGATGCTTTAAATATAGGAGACGCTATAGGAGCAGCAGGATTTGAAGATACTGAAGATGGACCATCTGATCCAAATAATCCAAATTAATAAAAAATGGCTATACCAATTTCATCCTCAATTGCTCCAGTAAATGCCCAAGAATTATTTTATCAGGGTTATGAATTAGGATTAGATGCAGTAGTTCCTTCATCTATAATAACAGGGTCATTTACTCCTGAAATAGATAATGTAGAATTTTTTATATATACACATGGAAAAACATTACTTTATTCTAATCCAAATTTTCAAAATTATACAATTCCATCCCAAACACAACAAACAACTGTAGATGAAAATGGAAGTTTAGTTGATTTAGGAAGAGATGGTGTTAGTACAGCAGATGAATATTCACAAACAGGGGTTACACCTATAACTGAATTAGAAGTTGATCCTATCAATGATGTTTTTATGCAAGGATACTCTACTGGGGATTATTTTGCATTATATAATTTTCTTAAATATGAAATTGGATCAAAACAACCATATTTTATATCAGAAATTTCATCTGATAGAACTGAAATAAGGTTAAATAATAATTTTATATTAAATAATGAAATACAAAATAAATTTGATTTATTTAAAGCAAGATTAAATGATGAAAATTATAGTGATGAATATTATTTAAATTTTACTCAAAACCAACTTTTTATAGCTGTAAACTGTCAATTAGAATTAACAGAAAATGGTGAAGCATCTATATTAATTAAATTATATAAAGCATTACCTGCAAGATATAAGTTATTAGATCAATGTTCTATTGTTAGTAAAGTAGGAGAAACAGCAGCATATGAAGTAAAATTTACCCAGGATTTAGGTACTGTAGATACATTTAATTTATTAGCAGGTCCTAACATTAACCTTGATTTTAAAGATAAAGTAAATAATTCAACAGTATTTAAATCATTCTCAGACTTAAATAATACAAAAAATTCACAATCTTTAGAATTATTAGAAAATATAAAAAATCAAAGGGGTGTTCCTGTAAACCCCAATTATGATGATTGGAATAATTTTGTACATTTTTCTTCAGCTGAACAAAGATTAAGAAATTTTCATCAAAAAGTTACATCTATTGAAAATTATAAAGCAGAATTAAAAGCATTAAATACTATAACAGGTGATGTAACAGCTTCTACTCAATATTCACAAAGTAAAGCTACACAAGAAACTAATATTGTTAAAACCATAAAAGAATTTGATGGTTATGATTATTTCTTATATTTTTTAACAGGTTCAAATTCATGGCCTAAAACAGGATCAGTATATCCTTATGAATTATATTCAGTTTCAAGTTCAGTAATAAAAAATTGGTTTGGAAGTACAAATGAAAATGATCCATTTTTTGGAACAGGTAGAAATATGTTATATTCTGCTTCTTTATATGATAATAATAATAAAGATTATTTATTTCATTTAATTCCACCTTTTATTACTTCAGACACAAGTAACGATCCATATATTAAGTTTGTTAATATGGTGGGACAGTCATTTGATGAAATGTATCTTTATACAGAAGCTTTAAATGATATTAGAAATACATCTAATGCTTTAACAGGTTCTGTACTTCCTTTAGAAATGGCTGATGAAGCCATAACAAGTATGGGTTGGAATACTTATGGTAATACTTTTAACTCTCAATTATTTGATGAAGATAAAATAGGAGTACTACCCCCAACAGGTTCAGGACAAGAATTAATAACTAATTATATAAATGTAACTTCAGGTTCAGTAATTAATTATTATGATGAAGATTTTACAACTTTAGGATTTATAGTTCAATTATTAGATCCTGGTAGTCCATATCCAATTAATAATCATGGACAAGAAATATATAAAAGAATTTTTGCTAATATGGTTTCTTTAGTAAAAAGAAAAGGAACTATAACAGGATTAAGACAATTAATAAATATTTGGGGAGTACCTGCTACAATGTTACGTATTAGTGAATTTGGAGGTAAAAATAAAGATGATGAAAATGACTATGATCTATTTCAAGATAGATATAGTACAGCTTTTACAAGTTATGCTGTTAAAAATACTGAAAGTGTTGCTAAATTTGGTGTATCTAAAACTAGTGCCTGTGTATCAGTACCGTGGCAATGTTTAACAGGTAATTTCCTTGATGTTAATACAAGAGAATTATCACCAGCAGATTGCATTCAATTTAGATTTAAACCAGCAGAAAAAGTAGGAGCTACAACTAATATTTCAAGATCTCTTTTATTAAAACAAGGTAATCCATATAGTACCGGCGCTAGTACACCTACACTAGGACATGGTGAATTTGGAATAATGTTAGAACAATCAGGATCAGCTAAAGGTACTTATTCAGGATCAATTAATTCTGATTTTAATACTTATGCTAGTATGTCTTTTGTAATATCAGGATCTGTTGCACAAGGAGCATCTGGAACAGGATATTTTAAATCTCCTCCAATTTATTTACCATTTTTTAATGGAGATTTTTGGTCAGTTCAATTTCAAAGATTAACACATATAAGCCAAAGTACTGAAAATGAAACAGCACAAACTTTTGAATTAAGAGTAGGACAAATTGGTTATGATGGTTATGATGGTAATTCAATTAAATATACAGGAATAACTACAATGTCTTTTGGGGCAACTACAGCATCAGTAAATGAAGCATGGAATAAGATGGAAGCAGCAGCTGGTGGTGTTGGTGATGATGCAAGTATGAATGAAGTTGGAGAATCGCATTTACTTTTACCAGGTTCAATAGCAATTGCAGGAACTATACTACCATTTAATTTTATTGGTGCCCCTGGAATCTTAGTTCAAGATAGAGGATTATTACTAGGAGATAGTCTTTCTGGATCATTTCAGGAATTAAGATATTATAGAAGAGCAATAAGTCAATCAGCATTTAATGATTATGTAATGAATCCAGAATCTATTCAAGGAATGAAAGATAGATTTACAGGATCTTTTTCATCATATGATTTATTATCTTTTAGAGCTCCATTAGGAAATGAATTAGAATTCACGGCTCAGGGAAAAGCAACAGCTTCACATCATTATAATAATAATACTTATTTTATTCATCAGTTTTATTATGGAAATATAGCACCTTTTGAATCTACTACTAATAGAAAAAAATTAGGTAGAGCTTTAGGATCAGTTCATCCTAGTTATGGTGATGGAAAAAGTCAAGGTCCAATAGCTTCATTATATACATCTTCTTTTATAAATAAAGCTAATACTTTTTTTACAAGTAGTACTTTTAATATTAATTATAGAATTTTAAATAATTATGGGCCTGCATCAATGTCAATATCGGCATCATATTTAGAACCTGTAAATGAGGTAGTTTATTTAGATCAACCAGCAGCTGGTTTACGAAATAGAATTAATAATAAAATCCAAGTTTTAGATAGAAATGAATATGGAAATGTATTAACATACCAACGTTCAGTTCAACAAAATCCAATTCAAAGTCAAAGTTATAGTGAAAATATAAATTCATTAGAAGTTGGTTTTTCATTTCAAAATGAAATCAATGATGATATTATAGCAACATATGGTCATGGTGTAGTATCAAACATAATTGGAGACCCAAGACAATTATCACAGTCAGGAGATAGATACCCAGGATTAACTAAAATAGCTGAAGATTATTTTAAAAAATACCAAGGTGTAAACATTTATAGTCCTCAAGCTAATATATCAGGTAGTATATTAAGTGGTGGTGTAAAAAGACCTACAAGAGTTGAAAATGAATTTGATTATAATAGATTACTTAAATTTTATGAAACATCTTTATTTAAAGCTATTAAAAATTATATGCCTGCTAGAACAAGTTTAAATACAGGTATAATAATTAAACCTCATTTATTAGAAAGAAATAGACATAAATTAGCATCTATTACTCCAGATACTACAATAGCAAAAACTCCCGAAACAGGATCGTTAAATAATGCTACATCATCTCTTTACGGAGGATTAGTTGATGAAGCAACAATAACAGGATTTAATAGTCCTATGGTATTTAGAAATTTACAAATAACAGGTTCTGTTAGTAATTTTCAAGGTGGAAATGAAACTATAATTAGACCTAGTGCTGGATCAGGATTATTTTCCCTAAATTCTATTTATAGTAATACACCATTAAATTCTTTAAATTCATTATATACAGCTTCAAGAGCTAATACTTATCCTTGGTATAGTGGTTTTGGTAATGGAATAGAAATACCAAATAAAAATGTAGGGGGCATTGATACTCTTCGCTCAATTATGCCTGGTATAATGGCAAGTAGTTCTACACAATTAGCTGGTATAGATAATAACAGTTTAGATTTAACTCCTGCTTATTTTTATGGTAAAGAATTTTATGATTCACCAGCAGTTACATCATCTCTAGAAAATACTTTTACACAATTAGCTAATGGATCTGCAACATCTGCAACAGGATTTTGGAATACATTTATTAATAAAAATGTTGTACCTTATTTTTTAGAATCACAATTTGATGAAAATGGAAGTCAATTTTCAGCTCAATCTAATAACTCGGGTTCAATAGTTCCTCTTAATAATATAATTACTAATTTTAGATATGGTATTACTTTATCTGATAAAATGAGAAGTTCTGCTTTTGGAGATGGTAATATTGTTATTGAAGTAAGATCAAATAAAAGAGGAGTAATTGATAGTTCAACATTTGGTTATGCACACACAACTCAATCATTTTCATATTTAGAATATGAAACAGATGATTATGTACCTGTTTATAATAATGAAGCTTTAACTTTTCATATAAAAGTAACAAATGCAAATTATATAATTGCAAACCATCAAATTGAATTTGGAGGTAAATTTGTTAAATTTGAATTACAGGCCCCAACTTTAGCAAGTGGTTCCACACCTTGGATATCTTATAATGAAACACAATCTGCATTACAAGTATTAGATTTAATAAATAATGATCCTAATAAATGGGCATCTCAACAAGGATGGTTTGAATTTATAGATACTAAAGAAGGAATGTATTCAACTTCATTCCATGATTATCAAGATGAGTTTTATAATGGCGAATACTCAGGATCAACTCTTACATACACTCCTAAAAATTGGAATTGCCATCACCAAGTAGGTGGAGCTTCTCGATATAATCCTTATAGAATTTTACATTTAGAAAACGCACCAGTTCGTCATCCAATTGGACCAACAGCTTCATTTGAATTTGATTCATTCTCACAACCAATGACAAAAGTTACATTGTCTTTTACTGCATCTCAAAATAATCTTAATGAAGTAATGACATCTTCTCATGCAATGAGATTTGTATTTACACCCACAGCTACTAATAATACATTTAATGCTGATGGTAGTATAAATGTAAAAACATCTACTGGTGGAGTAGGTGAAGATACTGTTGATAATTTTATAACAGTATTACAAAATTCAGCTCAGAATTTT